TACCCTAATTTAGCGGTTTCAATGACCTGTTCTTCATATTCCATAGGGCTTTTTTCTTCGCCTTCCATGCCATTTTTAATACATTCCAGCATCTCAGGAGTTTGAATAAAAGCAGCGCAGTTCCCACACCGCATAGTCTTAACTTGATCGGTGGGAGAATTGTACATTTTGGCCTTTTTTAACCAAAACGCATCGTTAGGTTCATTAGGATTTGCCGGCCCATAACCATACTCTTTAAAAGCATGATTCCTGTTTTTAAGGTTAATTCCTACGTCTTGAGTAGCAATAGGACATTGAGCGCCAAACAATCCATTTTCCATAATTAACTCGTTTTTCTCGGTCGGCCAACTTTAACTTTAGGAGCTAAAAAAGGGATATTTACCCTTTCCTGTGGTTCTTCCTTTTCTTCATCAATACGGACATAACCGGCGTGTCCTTTCATTGATTCAATATCGTGCGGTAAAACAAACTCAACTGTATTGCCACTTTGTAGACATTTATAAAGTGCCATATTTCCCTCTCAAAAGAAGGAAGGGCTACCTTTCGATAGCCCCTCCAACTAATTAGGCCGGAACAGCCAGAGCGTAGGCGGAGCTAGAAGTAGCCACACCAGCGCTTCCCGACGTACGCATCGCCTTAACACCGTACAGGGTATCGGCGGTGTACAGCGTAGCCAGATATTCCTGTTTGTATTGGGTTTGCGAACGGATACCAACTTGCTCAACCAGAACCATCGAGTCACGATGACCCATCAGGCAGATACGATCCGCACCGCTGTTACCCGCGCCGGTGTCGGCGTTGGAGGTAACGAACACGGGCATACCGTACAGGTTGCCAATTTCACCATTACGGATGGTGTTGTTGGAACCAGCCTCACCAACGAACGCTTGCTCAGTGTAACGAGCGAGGCCCATCAGCGTATTGCGGCTCGACGGCGGGATGATGAAGAAACGACCGTCCATCGGAACGTCGTTGTCATCAAGACGCTGAATCGTGCGACGAATCGCAGCGTCCGTCAGAGCAGCAGCGTTCGAGGTCGTGCTGTTGTACGCGGTCGTGCCATCCGAACCGATGTACGCTTTGGTCGTGGTGTTCGACGTAGCGTAGTCGTTCGTGCCAACGGTAGCGCCGTTGAAAGCGCGGCCCAGGCGGATCAGGTCGGTATCGACTTGACGAGCCAGAGCGTAGCCAGCGTCCTCCGTGTAGAACGAACGCAGCGAGGACAGGGCTTGAACTTCAACGATGTCTTCGATCAGGCGGCTATATTCGTAGTGCTTGTCGATCAGGACTTGCACTTCGTTTTCCGTCGCGGCAATCAGGGTAACAGCGGTCGAAGCAGCTTTGGCCGAGGCCGAACCACGGGTCGGCGAAGGAACGTGAACGGTGTCACCTTTCTTGCCTTTGTAGTTCATGCGTTTGACCAGATTGGCCGCAACAAGGTTTTTCTTGTATGCGGCAACAATCTCATCACTCCAGATTTCCGGAATGAAGGTTGCTGCGGTGGTGGTGGTTACTGCTGGGGTAGGGAAAGCCATAGTTAATTCTCCTTAGATTATTTAACTCTGCCCTCTTGATATGCTTTCATGATCTCATCGCTGAGAGCTTCATATCGTTGAGGGTCAGTCATTTTTAAACGGATCAGGTCAGCCCTACGGTAGACTCGACGCGAAGACTCTCCAGAACCACCGGTATCAACGGATGCGGCTTTAAGACTTTGCTTGCGGACTTCTTTACCATCATTTTCCGTTTGCTTTGACTTAATTGAACGCAACGCTTTATAGGTGGATAACAATTCATTAGCACTGTCGTAATCAAACTCACCGTCTGCTTTAGCGTAAAGCCCAAGACGTACAGGGCTTTCTTTAACCCAATTAACAAAGTCATTGTTTTGAACAATGTCAACGTAATCAGGATGGTCTTTGCTGAGTTTTTGTTGAATCTGCATCTTTTTAAACTCATACGTGGCCTGTTTTGCAGCTAAAACATCAGGATGTCGATCTACAGTATTCTGAATAGCTCTTTTCGGGTCTTCAAAGAAATCTACTTCAGGCTCTTGCTGCTGGATGTTTTCTTGATTCTTATTGATATTCTGTTTAATGAGTTCATCAGCAAGTTTGCGGACTTCACCGACTTCTTGAGCTTGTTTCCCAATGAGCTTTTCAGCCTCCTGGTGCATTTTAATAATGTCATCCAAAGACTTACCCTGATACTTCTCAGGGATTTCATTAGAATTTTGCTCTACGGTTTCTTCCAACTTTGCTGGTTCTTTTTCATCAATCGTATCAATTTCAGTATCAACTAACATTTTTTTATACCTTTCCTGCCGCTATGGGTTGTAGGAGATTAACTCGCCAATAATTGGTTAAGAGTTAGCTTTCTGTTCCGACTTTAACTTTTCACGATGAATCCGATCAAATCTGCCATGAGCAGAGGGAAAATGACCAGACCATCCTTCCAACTTAAAAGACGGAGCAGAGATTAGGCGCGAAGCTGTCGCGCCGCAGTCACACAGAACGCTATTCTGTTGATATTCAACGTAGCGATCTAATTTATGCCCGTTTTCACAGGCGAATTCATAAATACGTTTCATTTTTCGTTAAGTTCTTCGTAAGCTCTTTCACTTATTTGTTTAAGATTCTTTAACCAAGTAAGTATAGAAAGCTCACCTTTCTTATACTGTAACTGAGACTCACTCTCAATAACTGATATATTGTTCAAAGCATATATCATATTATCAATATCTTCAACAAGGTCTTTCCATCCTTCAGTTGCCATCATGGAAAACCTGTCTTCGTAATACTTTTGTAGTTCAGGAGTCATCTTTTTCTTTTTTCTCTAACGCAGTTTTTAACATTCCATAGAAGGCATCTCGGCCAACCTGTAATTGATCTACGTTAAACCTGGCAGAAGCTAATTTACGATCTAAATCTGCTACATGATTCACAAGAATCTGTTGCTCTTGAGTTAAATCTTCAAACTTATATTCAACACCGTCAATCGTAATGGGGGTTTTTTCGTTTTTTCCCATTTTGATTCTCCTTTTTAAAAAATTTACGGCAAGGTTTTTACATAGTTTTGCGCTTGCTCGACACTCATCGGCGTACCATCGGCATCCTGAAGCTCCGCTTCACCCGCTAGAATTTGAGTCTTGAAGTTGGCGTAGTCGGTGTTGGCGGGGTCGAAGGGAATGAACGCAGTATCAGATAAGCGTTGAACGCTTTGACCGTTTTTTGTGATTTTGTAGGTGTTCATGTCTATAGCTCCGCAGATGAAACAGCAAACCCCCAGTAATAAGCCCCAGCAGTCATGCCTGAACTATCCAATCTGGCAAACCCACTATCCCCGACACCCCACGGCTGCGTAACCGCGAAATCAGTGTTACCAGAGTTAGCCCAAGAGCCAGCGGTATTGTTGTATGAGTACAAAGTCAGGGTTGGGGTGGCTCGCTTTGCCTGCTTAAATGACCACTGAGCGGCGATATTAGTCGTACTTGCTGCAATACCGATAAGCGCGCCAGCAGTTGGGCTGCCGGCACCGGGTACGTCCCCTTGGTTATAAGTTTTTTCGTAATATCTCTGGCACAAAGCCAACTCACGCCCATAATCCCTGCGCTCAAACGGTGTTGCGACACTGCCGACTTCTAGCTGAACGCCTGAAAGGTAAAATGTAGCGTTAATGGTAGATATAAGAGCAACCGTACTATCTGCCCCAACATTTCCAGCACCAGTCCAAGCGCCTGCCGTTCCTGTGTTATCTACACCACTTCCAAGATTCCAGTAAACTCTTAACCCAATCCCATTATCTGTAAGCCAAGTACCAGAAGTATCTCCAGTAATTGTTATTGTTTTGTATTCAAATGTATTAGCAGATGAAATTGTGTAAGTAAACGGATAAGACCTGTTGTATGCACTATTTACTAACGCACCACTAAAAGTTCCGGTAACGCTAGAACGAACCCAAAAAGATAATGTTACAGTCTTGGCTGATGCGCTTCCAAATCCTAAATCAGCAACATTAAACCCTTCAATAATTTGAGTAACATAATATAAATCTGATGCAGCTATTGATGAATCCGCTGTTGTTACAGTTGCAATCATTGAGTTTGTAAAACCTGTTGGCGCAGTTGTTGAGCGTTGCAATGTAAAAACACCAGCAGATGTCATACCTGACCCAAAAAATCTATCAACCGGAAACACAGTGCTACCAGTAGTGTTTACTGTAACACTCGCCCCAGCATTCCTCTGGTCAATCCGCATGTCACCATTGATGATGCGGTTTCTGAACCCAAGGCTGTTATCTGCGGAGATGTTATTGGAGTTGACGGATAGCGTCGTAAACGCACCAGTGGACGGTGTTGTTGCGCCTACCGTTCCATTGATGTTGATTGAGGCTGTACCCGTCAGGTTTGTAACAGTTCCACTTGATGGTGTTCCAAGAGCGCCACCGTTTACTACAAAAGCGCCAGACGATCCTGTATTTACTCCAAGAGCCGTAACTACTCCAGTTCCTGTTGTCGTTGAGCTTATACCTGCGCCGGAACCATTCCCAATAAGCAATGATAAATTTGTAAGAGTTCCAGACTGAGTAACTAAACCGCTTGCGGTATTAACTGCATTACCAACTGCTGTCAGAACACCTGTTCCTGTGGTTGTTGTAGAAGGGGCCGCGCCAGCTCCATTACCAATAACCAAACCATTAGCAGTCAACACTCCAGATGATGCCCAAGTTGTTCCGCTTGAAAAATATGGAATGCCACCAGAAGTTCCGGCAACAGTCAGGGCAAGCGTTCCTGAACTTGTAATAGGAGATCCAGATACCGAAATTAACCCGCCGGTAAAACTTTGTCCTACTGATGTTACTGTTCCACTACCTTTATTGTTAAATGTAGTCCAATCAGTAGAAGATAAATATCCATTAACTGATGATGTTGCTTGCGGGATAGAAATAGCTGGTGTAGTGCCACCGCTAGAGACAATAGGTGATGTTCCAGTAACCGACGTTACAGTTCCCTGGTATTGATCGTTTGATGTAATCGTAAAACTAGGGTAGGTTCCACTGATTGATGTGGTTCCAGCGCCAGTCAAACTTACTACTTGATCTGGAGAGCTATTTGTAATAACGCCAGTTGAAGTGCTGTAACTGATACCAGTACCGGCACTTAAAGATTGACGAGCGCGTGAGTCCAGATAATAAAGATTTGTACCTTCATTGATATTTGTCGTTGTTAGAGAAACGGCTCCGGTCTGTCCGTTGACAGAGGTTACAAGATTTGACTGGTCGATCTTTTGCCAGACCGTTCCATTGAACATTAACCAATCACCAATCTGCCAATCGGTAATACCGTCCAGATTAGTAGACCCTGCTGTGGATACTACATAGTAATACCCATTTGTTCCTACACCAGAGGCTAATGTAGGCGTATTGGTGGTCGCGTTCCAAGTTCCTTGATACGAAAGCCCTCCGGCTACAGATGCCCAAGATAAAACCGAACCGTTTGTTGTTAAAAACTTTCCAGAATTTCCAGTTTGACTTGGAATTAGATTGTCAATCTGAGTTTGTAGGCTCGCCAAAGTATCAATAACAGTTTGGCTAGTACCACCGCCGTTAGAAATAACTTTAATCTTCTCGGCAAGGTCTTGAGCTACAACTTCTCCAACATTGATCTCTTTTCCAGACGATAAATGAATAACAAGACTGCCATCAAAATCAATGTGAGCATTAACTACAGAAATACCATCCTGTCCATCAGCGCCGTCTAAGCCATTTTTACCGTCTTTTCCGTCACGACCTGGACGACCATCTTTTCCTTGCTTACCGTCTTTCCCATCTTTACCATCTTTACCATCAATACCATCACGACCGTCTTTAATGGAAGCTACTCGTTTTTCAATAGCATTTCCAACATCGTCATAACGAGAGCGAATGTCGCTTTCAATCTTTTTTAACGCTTGAACTACTAAATCAACATTTTCTGCAATTTTACGTTTTTGAATTTCTTTGCTTTGAGCTATTGATTTTTGAACAGACTCAAGAACGGCCATTTTCTGTTCATCATTAAGTTCATCTAAATTTGGCAACAAACTCATTTTAATGCTCCAGACAGTTGCTCAAGAAAATCATTTTCTACTGAACGTAAATTTTCCTGCTTATTTGCCATTTGAAGCTCGACAATCTTAGACTTATTCTTAATGTCGGCTTCTTTTAACATTAACTCAGCGATCTTGACTCGTTTATCGAATTCTTTAGAAGCTAGATCGTCAGAGGTAGGAAGGTTTTTGGTAACTGCTGCCATAGTCTTAGCTTCAATCTCTTTAGGCATGAGTTGAGCTTCGATGGCAAGTTTAGTAGCTTCTGCACGATTCTGTTCTGCTTGAGTAGTATCGACAGCGATTTGTGCTTGTGCAGCTTGAAGTGCCAGTTGTTCTTTCGCCATCTGAAGTTGCTGCATTTCAGGATTAGGCTGAGACATCTGTTCAAGAGTGGCAATTAACTCATAGCGATTAGAGAGACTAGAATTAGCCAGTATGCCTTTGAGAACAATAGGCAGAACAGGCGTGTTGGGGCCAAGTGTTTGTAAAAGTCCAATGAGTTGTTGTTGTTCATATTCCCTAGCAATAATACCCAACGTAGCAGTTGGAATGAATTTAAAGTCTACAGACGGATACCGTTCAGGGTCAAACTGCATGTACCTATAAACGGCTTTTTTGATAAACGGGATTAAGAAATCCTCTTGGAAGTTTACCAGAGTCCGTTTGTATTTTTTAATAATAGTCGCAACAGCAAGAGACATTGACTGACCATCCCTTGCAACTTGAGACACCATACCTTGAGAGTCTAAAGTACCAGTGGCTTGTAAAAGCATCCTCTCAAAGTCTTTAGCGGTAGCGATATTATTACCGTCGGTGTTACCAAATTTGAACGGATATAAGATCTCACTAGGAGCGCCGTTAGTTAAGATTGCTTTACCAGGCTTGACTTCAAACTTCGCACCTCGCGGAAGCCGAGTAGCGTCCATAGCAATCATCGGAGAAGTCGTTAAAGCCAGAGAATCCAAGTGACTGCGGATTTGCGCGTCAATAGCTTTCTGCATGTTATAGGCTTTTTTAACAGTACCGCGACCTAAGAGCCTGTTCGGTACGGTGTCATCCTGATAACAAAGGACAGGACGATCTTTCATCATGTACGGAGATTCTTCAGCTTTTAAAAGAATCCCGTCATTAGCAATAACAACAATCGCTTCTACTAAATTGTCGTATTCGTCTTGTACTGAAGACTCAGGGAATAACTCTACGACTTCTTCTTTTCCAGTTAAAAGCTCTTTAGGGACTAAACCGTAATAAGTTAAGAGTTTTACCTTATCATCACGATACTGCACGACTTCTTGAGTCGGCTCTAACCTATCGTCTTCAGCGGAAGTGCCAATGTCTACTTTTTTATAAATACCGTCTTCCTGACCTTTGACGATTTTGTGAATTGAGACATACTTTTCAATCGCAACACCTAAGCAGTCTTCAATAGACGTACCATTAGGGTCAAAAAGGAAGTTTTTAGGATTTACAGGTACAATTCTTACGCCAATTCGGTCTTTTTCTACTACACCGATAGCGGCTTGTTGTTGGCCTGGGATCTGTTGTGTAGCAGGTTCAAAGGTTTTATCAGTGACTACGACAATCTCACCAATACCAGTACCATAGATTTCAGCCATTAACTCGATCTGGTCAATAGCTTTACGAATTTTGTCTAGTTTGAAGTCT